GATTAGCATAACCAAATGAGCTCACGCCGCATATTGCAACTTGAGGTGAAGGAAGAACGGGAGAAAATCTTTGAGAATTCCCGTTAATTAAAAGCCCTGCTAGAGGGGGTGTATCAAAAACACCTGTATTTCTTTTACGCTTTAATGGCCCAAGTAAATCTTGAAAAAGGTCAGCATAGAAATCTACATAGCTTTGACCGCGGTTATTTGAAACTTTACCAAAATAAAATTTCATAATATTGTAGAGAGAACGATAAAGACAAAGGCTACTTATTAATTCCCTCGTAGTATCTGAAGGTATCTGCGCATAAGTTCTGCCTTCATATCCTTGAAATGGAATCATATATTGGTCTGATAATTCCATTTCAACTTTAGATTCAGCTTGGGAGATAAGTAAATTTAATTCCATCTCGGAGATTTGGTCATCGCTAACCCCGAATGAAACTTTTGTCTCTAAAAATGATTTGACCACATCAGATTCAATATACTTTCCCATGGCTTTTTACGCCCTAACATCAATATCTATGATTTCGTTACCGTCTTCATCAAACATCATAATTATTCATCCTTAAAGGCTTCAATATTTTTCTTTTGTTGAATAATTTTAAAGCACCTATCTAACCACATATAACTCTCTGCCAATTTCAGAAGAGTTTGCTGCTTATCACCATTTTCTGGCAATATTGAGTCAATCTCATTATCTAAAGATTTAAATAATTCTTTAAATTTTTGAAGTTGTTCAGAGACTTCTGGATCAAATAAACCATGTACTAAATATTCACCTTTCGAATAAAGCATAATCAAACCTCCTTCGCGTAAAGGTCTAATTCTCTTTGCATCGGGTCTAATAATTCACCGTTTGCATCAACTTTTAAAAGATAAGGAACAACAGGTCTTTTTGTATATTTAACACTCTTGCCAGTGAAATTGCCGAAATTACTGTTGTATGTTTCTACTGTTCTTTCGGAGAATTTATTATAAAATTCTTCTGGAACATCATAGATTTTCCCAGCTTCATAAAAATTAGTGTGGATATTTAAATCAATGTGCATCTGTAAATCGAAGGCAATTCCAGATTTTTCCTCTTTAGCTTTTTTAAGAGCTACGGAGGGATCGAAACTTGGCGAGGCAAGAGGAAAGTTAAATTTCACCTTAACTGTCTTTGCCTCAGAAACTTTAAAGGGGTCCTTAATTGTCATATCTGATTTCATAATAATTTGCTCTCTTTCTTATTATAAATTATATTGCTTTAAAGATGAATAAATCGTTGGGGCGTATGACTCTCGGCATCCCATTAAATCCATGTAAAAGTTTAATACTCGGATTCTCATAACCACCAAAACTTCCACTTTGGGTGAGATCTTCCATCACCATGAACATACCAGGGCGAGGATCTAAGAAAGAGCCACCATTTTGGATTGCAGGCGTATAGACGAAGTCAACTGTTGGGCCACCATAAGTTGCAAGATCAAATACAAACATGATGTAGCCATCTGGGATGAAATAATTCATTGAATTATCTGCGTTACCTAATGGGTCATTAGCATCAGCCATATATTGGGAATCATCTACGTAAATGGCTACCTTCTTATCACCACCTAGGAAATACTCAACCATTTCTTCCATAGTCACACCGCGAGATGCTTCTTTGACAAGATTTGGATTCGCCATATAGCCATATTGGATTAGCTGGGTTACCTGTGGATTTGTATAAAACCAAGTATGGGTATTTCTATTCATTACGATACCTTTTAGGAAAGGTTTAAGTCTCCGTAAGGAAGGTTGATTAGAAATAAAATATCGGATATCTGTTAATGGTGTAGCTGAAGGGTTCATAACATAAACACCTCCTGGGCCTGTAGGAGTCGCCCAAGGAATACCACTAACGGGGGTCAATGTATTACCACCAGGTACGCCAAAGCTGAAAGTTTGACCCTGCCAAGAAAATTGGCCTTGAAAAATCGCTTGTTGCAAAAGAATATTTTTCTTGGTATACATACGAACGGCTAGTTGCTCTGTCCATAGAGATAGATATTGAGCTATACCGCGGATACCAAAATTATTTGTACCAATTGTACGAAGGGATAGAATATCTTGTTCATCAACAGGAATCTTTTCACCACTATAAGCAGGTGTAAAGGATGCAGATTGGTTACCAAGCTTCGCAACTTCCGGGAAAGGCTGCCCTATTTTCCTATCTTGTTGCGCACCCTTAATTGGCGCAAAAGTTTCAACCACGACGGTCATAGCTTCACTCATAACGTCTGGTACGTAATGAGAATAGAACGACCGAGGATCCATAACTGTACCAACCTCACGAAGAAGGTTAGTAACAGAGACAGTCGTAGAGTTAATCTGGATGCCGTTTCCAGTTACATTAAATTGTGCTGTTGAATTATCAACGGCTTTTTGTGTATTGAATAGAGGAGCACCTGGGTTTTTTGAAAGAAACCCTGGACTGAACACATCTTTACAAGATTTTAATCCCATAGAGAGCATTGCATCTTCATAAAATGCAGATAGGTCTCCACCAGAGATTTTTACCTTAGGATCGCTTTTAAGGCCATATAATAAATTGGGATTAGAAACCCCTCTAAATGCAGTAGACATGATTGGTTTCTCCTATTTATAAACCATAAATTAAAGTATTTGCTGGGCTCGCATTATAGTTAATGACTGATTTAGCATTGCGTTGTGTAATCGCAGCAGCCACATCGGCTATTTGTGTATAAAGAAGTTGTTCTTTAACAAATGCACCTTTTGTTAACCAGACCGCAATCTGTGCAAGAGGTACTGCCGAAGTTGTTTCGGTAAGCAAATCATCCATTAAAACGCCTACAAAAACGTTCTGACCATTGGTTCCCGAAACTGAGTCATAATTGACAAAAAGCCCGGCATTTGGTCCGCTAGTATATTGTGCGAGTAATAAGCCTGTCTTATAAATAATACCGCCTGTAGATGCTGCTAGAGGGCATTGTGTATAGATTGGGGAAGCATCTGTAGAGCAAATAGAAAAACTAATTGCTCGAATATTCGTATTGACTGAAGGACCGATAGACATAATATTTTCCTTTCATCGGCCTTAGGCCTTTTGTTGTAATTCAACGGCTTGAGTTATTTGTTTAAATAAAGCTATTGCTTCTTTTGAATCTGCGGCGTTGTTACTGAAAACAGCCATCTGATCTGAAATTGTTTGAATTTTCTTTTCTATGTCTTCTAATTTTGTATTTTGTGCTTTCATCTCAGTAGAGAATTTCGCCTTATCAGCTTCAGCAGACATAGAAGCTTCATCGTCTTCTTCATCTTCAGACAAAAATGTAGATAAATATTTGCTAAGTTCTTTCTCATCGTCTTTTAACGATAAGCAATGCTTTAAATCTTTCTTGCTAAATTTACCTTTTTCAGATTTGTCTCCATCAGAAGAAAGTTTTCCACTACCTTCATCACTTTCTGACATTTTTTTAGAACCTTTACCTAAATTTGCTGCCGCAAATTGTGCAATTTTTTGCATATCCAATACAGCAGGTTTTTTATCTTTAAACATTAAATTTTCCTCCCAATTAATGCTTGATTTGTTTCTGGCATGTATGCCGTAATCTATGACAGTTATTAAATTTTCGGATAATAAATTAAACGCGGAAAAACGCGCTTTCTTGTCGGAAATTTTACTTAACTGTGTTTTTATTCTGAGTTTATCTCTAGGTAAAATTTTCCCGCTTATGGATAAGCTTGTCAACATATTTTCGATGTCTATTTCGTTTTGAATTTCTTTTTGTTCTTTTCGATATGCATCTTGCTGTGAAAGAAGTGCCATGCGAAGATTTAAGAGATTAACGGGATTGTATTCCCTCGATGTATTTACGTTGTTAAATAAAGGTTTTTGACCTTCTGACATAATTGCACCTGCACCAGGAATGGCAGGATTTACAACCCAAGATATTTCTGTGAGTTTATGCGAAGATAAATTTAAACCTATTGAGACCTGGGAGAATCTTTTGTCTTTTACCTTTTCGACGTTTTCTTTACCTTTAACCCTTAGTGTCGCGAACAAATAAGGTAATTCTTCTTTCTCAACAATTTCTAATTCACCGATAACATGGCCCACAATATTATTTGCTTTGGGGTCATGATCTAAAATATTGGCGATATTCTCAACATATCTAAGCGGGATTGATTTCCCTATTCTTAATAATTTTTTCCATTTTGAATTAACTTCAGCATTATATTTATTAAATATTGCATAGACATCTTCTTTCTTAATATCAAAAGAATTGCCTCTCGCATCCGCTTCAACGTAAAATGGATAAAGGATCAACACCTTTACATCGACGGTATTGGCATTTGTTTCAGTCCAAGAGGTATCCTGAACTGGCATGGATAATTGCATCATGTTGAAGATCCCCCTTGTGGAACGTCATTTCTTTTTTTGTAATGTTTATCGTGTGATTTAACGTCAACCTTGGTAGATGTGTCTTTACCTTTAGGTTGATTTTGTTTTTCGATATCTTTTTGGATGGATTTTATTTCAGCTTCTGTGAGTTCTGAATCACCAAGCTTCTGACGATATTTATTAATATCTTCAATAATAGATGGGCTTGTTAACCCTGAATTTTTCATAGTCTCATAAAGCTTGGCAACTTGAATTTTGTCTTCCGTGTTTAGAAGTTCAGATTCAAAATATCCAAATTTTAATTCGTATTTTTCATACTCATCTTCAGAGAAATTCTTTGTTATTAAATCTTTTACATAGTCCTCTATAAGTGTGTCTTCAGTCGAATTTCTCGTAGAAGAGAGCATCTTGTTTTGCATTGTGGTTTGGGATGTACCAAGGGCATAACTTGCACCTTGGGTATTTCCAAACATAGAAGATGGGATAAATAAGGATTGCTGCATCGAGTCGTCACAATATTTCAGTGCGTTGATGAAGATATCTAAATTGCCTTCAGAGTGAATTGCCTCAAGGTCATAGGCTGCACCCTTCATGCCAGGTAGAATCAACGCAGAATCACCACGTAGGGCCTGTAACGCTTGACGAACAGTATCGATGGCAAGTTGCGTTTGTTGTGGTTGATTTTGAATAGGGTCAGGATTCATCGGGCTTGAGAATGCTGATGTGGTCAGAGCATTAGGATCAACGTATGCCACTAGAATAGGAAGAGATTTCTTATCCCCTGCCACTGCTAGAAATTGTAAAAATGCACATTTAAGGACATAAAAATTATAAGCTGCTCTTAACATCGAGCGACCATAGGGATTTAAAAACCCGTCTTGGCCTTTTCTCACATAGTGAATCATTTTATTTCGAGGGACTGGGACTAATCCTACGGTCTGAAGATTTGTAGAGCGAAGAGGGAAAATAAAATCCCCCATAAAAGAAATGCCGTCGGTAGGGCCATTCGAATATCCGCAGCCCCCTTGGCCAGCTCCTTCAAATGATCCAGGAACCAAGTAAGATAACCCATTTTGTATGCCTGGATTCGTCGCAAAATAAACGTATTGATAGATGTAGTCATCGAGTTGTCCTTCACGGTCGACACGAAATAAAACTGTGGATGGTGGATAGGGGAGTATGTTTTTAATCCAAACTTTCCCATCAATATATTCAGAAGGTTTGGAATAAATTTTTTCACCTGTGTAGAAACCTGCCCACATTGCTGAAAGCATGTCTCTTATTAAACCTGATTTCCCGCCTTCAAGTTCTGTAAAACATTTACGAACAAATTTTTCTATTTTCTTATTTTCGTGAAAATAATCACCTACGGTATTACTAATAATGGCGGTATTATATTCAAGAGAGGAAGAAATAATAGAGTCGGTATAAGACATTCGTTGAAATGTATCTAAAGAAACTGTGGATGGGTTTATTAAATAAGAACCAAGCAAATTATAAACAAACGGTATAGATGTTCCTATGGCATTGGAATCACCTTTTTTATCAAGCTGATATACATTTAAAAACTCTGACAATACTTCATTATTTCTATTAACAAAGGTTTCAAGAGAAGGTTTTTTATTTATATCTACAGCAGCCATTATTATAAATCTTCCTTAATTAGGTAAAGTATAAGTTACCCAATCATCAGCCGTCGTGTAATCTTCGACAACAAATGGAAATGATGGATTAAAATTAAAATATGACACGGTAAAATTTATTATATTTATTGACATTAAAGGTAGATTAATCGCAGCTACATTCCCGTCTGAGTTATTAACAACGTCAATATATTTTTGTCTGGTAATATAAAGTTGATTACTAGAAGTTGTTGAAATAACCAATCCTTCGATATCTGTCATAATTTGTTGAAAAGTTTGTGCTATCATTTTTATTTCATTTTACTTTCAAAAATATTGTTTAATGCCGATAGATTTCTCTCATTGAGGTCTATTAATCGGTCTAATCGATAATTTATGGCATCAATCTGGGAAGTCATTTTGATCATCATGAAATAAAAAAGCGTGGCGGAAATTACTAGAACAAGTAACACAAAGAGTTGGTCACTGTTCAATTTTTTAGCGATAATGCGCTGAGTTTCCTTAGAAATAGGCATTTCTTTTACGCTTGACGCCATGATTTTTAATCATCCCCAAAGATTGCTTTGTAATAAAATTTTGTATCCAACTATTTTTATATTAATATGATAGTAAACTAAAATTCTAAGAAGTGTAAAGAAATAAAATAATTTTAAATCAAGAGATTCATTTATGACTTCCTATAAGCCCGAATATTGCGAACAACTTTTAACTCACTGTGATAGTGGAAGGTCCCTAGAAAGTTTCTGCGCCCTCATCAGGGTGAGTCCTAAAGTCATAGAAGATTGGTATGCCGAACATACCGAATTTAAAGAAGCCATGGAAATGGCACCTTGTCTTGAGTTACTTTATTGGGAAATGACAATGGTCAGGGCATTACAAAATAGGGATAAAGACTCTATAAATGTTGCAAAGTCAAAACTAGACCAACTATCTAAATATGTTGTCTCCCCCCTGAAAAAATTAACTTATAAAAATTTAAAAGAAAGTG